CTACCGTCGCGCCAGGTCGCATCGCAGCCATTCCATTCGGGGCTTCCAACTATCCACCCGTCGCCGGTTGGTAGCCAGTGTTGCCACGCAAAAGGCGTGCCAAAGAGCCTAGGCCCCGTTCAGTACGAGTTAGGGTGGCCAAACCCAGGAGGTGACTAAATCCCCCTCTCGCACGGCCTTCACCTCAGACGCTCCGGAAAAACAGCGTCAGCAGGCTCGCCACTCACTACGGGCACAGTGAGTGTAGAAGAATAAGCCTCGGTCAACGGGTGGACTCTATCAACACCCGGACGACTCCGGCAGGGGGGGGCGACCCCGGTTTTGCAATGTCGTCTTCCCTCTCTCGCCATGGGCATTTCCTCCCATGACCCTGGGACTTTACCAGGAAAAATTCCTGAATTAGTCAGTACAGCATCGGATACCTGTGTCCTCCTTCGCGCTTGCGGCGCCTACTGGCGCCACGACTGCGGAAGGCTGTTGCGAAAGCCTTCCCAGTCCCTGAGCTGGTCGTAATCCCACATGAAGTCAACAAAGCGGTTTCTCTCATCGTCGCTGCTCCAGAAACCCGTAGCAGTCAGGATCTTGTCCTCGCTTTGGCACGTGCCGTTCATCGCGGCAATGTGGTCTACCAGTTCGCTCTTATCATCAAAGCTCTGGTTGGTGCGCATTTTCAAATCATGTGTGAGCTCGAAATCGCAGTCCACCGCATATCGCAAGAACTTGTTGGATATTGTCGGCGCCAGTCCTGCGAACTCATACGCCCTGGACATGGCAGCCGATCCAGCAAGCCTCACACACCTTTTACGGTCGCCTGCATTGAACGCCTCGATCATAGCGGGAGAGCAACTAGTGCCTGCCCGCGAGAAGCACCTGTCAACCTCGGGCACCATCATCCACTCACCCTTCTTCTCGTCGAACAACGGTCCGGACTCGTCTAAGCCAATGTAATAGCCCACAAACAGCGCGCGATCTTTTCGGATCTCAATCTTCATATTGAAGCCGATCCTCTCCCAGAACTGGAGGATAGTCATATGCAGTGACTTGCCCTCTTCAATCCTCGGAGAAGTGACGAGA